GAAGAAGATGAAGTTGTTTACGAAATCGAACTTGGTGAAGAAGACGAAATGGAAGATGAATCTGAAGAAGTTGAAGATGAAGAGGAAATGAAAGAAGACTCTAAAAAACACGAATACAGACGTAAGAAAGTAGACGGTGTTGAAAAGAGAGCAGGTGAAGGACCTGAAGGTCACTTCAAAGACTATGAAATGGAAGAAGGTGAAGAAATGGAAGGTGAATACAAAGAATCTTCTGTTCGTTCTAACGTTAATGGTCGTGCAACTAACAAAAAACCTCAAGGTTTCCCTAAGTCTTTAAAGAGACCAGCACAAAGAAATGAGGCACTTGAAAAAGAAGTGGCTCAGTTAAGAGAAAAGAATGAAGAGTACCGTAAGGCACTTAACATCTTTAAAGAAAAACTTAACGAAGTTGCTGTTTTCAATTCAAACTTAGCATATGCTACTCGACTGTTCACTGAGCATTCGACAACAAAGCAAGAAAAAATAAACATTTTAAGACGTTTTGACTCGGCAGAAACAATTAAAGAGTCTAAAGGTCTTTACAAGATTATCAAAGAAGATTTAGATAGTAAGGAAAATACTACAGTAGTTACTGAATCAGTATCTGCTAAAGTACAGAAATCACCATCTAAAGGTTCTGCGACAAATCTTATTGAAAGTAAAACTTATGAAAATCCACAGTTCTTAAGAATGAAGGATTTAATGGGTAAATTACAAAAATAAAAATTAAATTAAAAAATACTCAAAATGGGAGCATTATTAGAATCAGGTCTTGTTGGTAACATCGGTTTAAAACACTTGAAAGTTATCAAAGAAGACACAATCAACAAATGGGACAAATTAGGATTCTTAGAAGGTCTTAATGGTCACATCAAAGAGAACATGGCACAATTGTATGAAAACCAAGCTTCTCACTTAATCAACGAAGCATCTGCTTCAGATAACTCAGGTTCATTTGAAACAGTTGTTTTCCCTATCATTAGAAGAGTTTTCTCTAAATTATTAGCTAATGATATCGTATCTGTACAAGCAATGAACTTACCAATCGGTAAATTGTTCTACTTTGTACCTAAAATTCAAAATAGAAATCAGGACTCGTTAAACACACACGTTGCACCTTATGGGGCACCTAATGGTCCAACAGGAGCAACTACTAACTACGGTTCAGGTAAAAACTTGTATGACCGTTTCTATGAAGGTTCTGAACCAAACGAAGACCCAGCAGGTTTATTCGATTACTCTAAAGGAGCTTACTCAGGAATTACTGGTGTTACATTAACTCCAGTAATTTGGGATGGTTCTTCATTGACTAGCACAGGTGCTGATGATTTCTACACAGGTTCGTCTACAACACCTACAGGTGGTTTCAGACAAGTATTAGTTGAAATGTCAGATTTCCAAACTGATGGTGCTGGTAAATTAATCGGACCTAACGGTAATGAAATGGACACTGAAGAATTCTTATCTTCATTACAAGTTTACAGTGGTTCTGTATTCTACAACTTTAACGTTGTTACACAGAAGTATGGTAAAGGTATTGTTGAGTACGGTTCTGTAGAACCTACAACTTTCCCAGGTGGTAAATATGATGATATCTGTACTGCTGATGGTAAGATTTACTTATCTGTAGACGTATCTGAACCTGCAGATATCGGTTCTACATCTTTGGATGGTTACACAGGACAAACTTTCGCGGCTAATGGTCTATATAGCACATTGAAAGCTAAGTACAGAGTTTATAAAGATATGGAATTCGAAGACCAAATTGGTGAGGTATCTTTCGACCTTGATGCAGTTACTGTATCGGTTACAGAAAGAAAATTAAGAGCACAATGGTCTCCAGAACTTGCACAAGACGTTTCTGCATTCCACAACATTGATGCTGAAGCTGAATTAACAGCTTTATTATCAGAGCAAGTGGCGGCTGAAATTGACCGTGAAATCTTAAGAGACTTGAGAAAAGGTGCAGCTTGGACATTACGTTGGGACTACAACGGATGGAAGAGAGTATCTAACGGTTCAGTTAACTACAACCAAAAAGACTGGAACCAAACGTTAATCACTGCGATTAACCAAATCTCAGCTCAAATTCACAAATCAACTCTTAGAGGTGGTGCTAACTGGATTGTAGTTTCTTCTGAAATTTC